TGAACTGCATTTTCTCGCCTGTATGCGATGAATGGATATTTTCCTGAGAGATAGTCCAGTGTCTCTTTCTTACCCTCAATGTCATTCAAATCTGGATGGAAAACAGTGCATTCAATTTCGGGCATCCCGTCTTCATCGAGCTTTCGTTCGTATGCATAAACAATTTCATACATCCCATCCTGAAATCCAGGCTCAACGATGTATGACGCAAATGAGTTTTGGTAGGTGTGCGATACATCGTCTTTTGTGCTTAAAACTTTCTCAACGAATTTTTCATCAAAACCATAAGAGCGAAGTTCTGTCTCGCTCATGTAGTATCGACGAAAAACATATCGAGCATTTTCCAGATGGATTGTTTCCGGTGGAATGAAAACGTCGATGTATAATCGGCATGCAGAAATGTCAGGTTGATTGACCGTCTGCTCAATGATCGGAATTTGCACAACCTCACCCTTGCGAAGTTTCTTAATTCCTTTGCGAGCGTCCCTTGTTGTGACGTTTAAAATTCCTTTAATCGCTTGAATGGCTTCGTTCTCTGAAAGCTCATCTGCGATTAACTCTGGGAGTCTGGACTGCAAACTTTCAGGGTCTGCTGCAAGTGCCATTTGTTGCAAAACTGGAAGCGACATCGGTATGCGTTTTTTGGTGTCCTCAGACTTCCAACCGATTTGCAAAAACGAGATTCCGTCCTGTTGACCATAGTCTGCCAGAAGGCTTGCTGCTTCATGCAACTCTTGCAGAAGCAAGTTTTCTCGATAGTAGCGAAGCAGGGTGGTAAGCACTTGTGCGGACTCAGCATCGTTTGCCTCAGTCGCACCTGCTCGCAAAGTGCCTCGCTTAAATGCAGTGACTAGGAGATCCTTGAATTCACCAACTAACTGATCAGTCAATCGGCATCTGACATCAGAGCAACCATCCCAGGGGAAAACCTTTTCTTTGTCATAGTATCGTTGCTCCTTGCGACCAGATTCGGATTGTCCTCTCCATCGAGCCAGACGAACCGAATCAGTTCGGGTTTGGTAATGGTGCGTTGCACTGGTTCCACCAGCACGTTTATATTCCTCACAGAGGTTAACCAGAAGTTCGTTTGCTTGACTCATACAATTTGTCCATATAATCGACCACCTGTTGATGGATCAATTTGCGTTTTCTCTTCACAGGAATAACTGCGGTGAGTTCGCCTTGCTCTATTAAATACTGTATTTCATACGTCGATAAACCAGTCATCGCACGAGTTTCCTTAAATCCAATCAATTTGGGGTATTTCATCTGATTTCCTTCATCTAATAACTTCCTCCTCCGCTTGTGCCTAGTGTGTCTTGTGGGGTAAATAAGTTTTCTTCCTGCACTATGTAGCGCAGCACATCGATCGGATCTTTGGTTGGGCTTTTTTCTCCTCCTGCTCCTGACCATTCCTTGATTGCGAAAATGAGATTCTTGCATCTATTGCTTACAAATAACCTGGGGCGATTTTCATCATCGATTTCCTGATGGTTGTCATAATAAAGCAGATCGTTGATCAGTCCCACACCTAGCTGGATCTGTGCTCCTGAAGCTGGATCAAACCACATTCCTGCCTCTCCCATTTTGAGTTCATCAAGTATCTCTCGACCATCAAGTGATTTGGCCTTGCATGCGCGAGGATCAATTAATCGCAAAAAGATTTCTTCACCGTCTTCAAGATCTGTAATCAGTTTTTTATACCAATTGATCGAGTTGCCTCCACCACCTGCTCTCTGTGCTGGACCTGCTGAACCATCAGGTTTCTCTGAAGGTATAGCCCATTCACCCATCGATGCATCGGGCCACTCCCTGTATATGTATAGGTCATCTCCAACGTTTCTAGCCCAGAGCATAAACCAATTTCTTGCACCAGCAGGATCAACGCACATAAAGTTTTTACCCTCTTTAGGGATCTGCGTGTGATCAATTACGTGACCATCTCCGAATCGAGGAAATGCATTGCCAATTGCGCTTTCTGTCCAACCGTATGCACGTATTTTTATTTCGTTGGTGTGCTGACCTTGCAACCTCTGTTTGAGTTGCTCATACGGGTTGTAAGGATTCCACTCAGTATGAAACCAGATACATGCAGACTGCTCGTTTCGACATCGCATCTTATAAGGCATCTTACCCTTTGGTCCTGCTGGAATGTTGACATCAGGCAGTAGTTCCGAATCTGCCCATTCAATCACCTCTCCACCTGCGACAAAGTCCTTGACCACCGGACTCATTCCTAACACTGGTGTAAAACTAACGATCATTTTTCCTGCCCTCGTTACCAAACGGAACTTGAGAGTGTCGAGCAGGTTTTTGGGTATTAATTCATCTGCCCAGCAAAGATCGATCTCCAATCCCTCAAATGCTTTTGCATCTTGACTGTAATGCATGAACCAGCATTGAGATCCATTTGGCAAAATAAAGGTGTTATCGCTAAAACCGTTTTTCTGGCTATAGCTGATGTTCTCAACATCTTTCCTGATCTTCTTACCTTTTAGCTGTAAAGGTAGATATTTATGAATGACTGGTTGCTGCGTTTGTAGCGATGATTGATGTGTAGTGTGCATGCAGATCACCCTGGATTTCGGGTTTTGCATCAAGTGCTTTACAACATGCTTTGCACAGTATTCCGTTTTGCCGGATCGATTTCCTCCACTGACAAGGAGATTGCTGTGCTTTGCTAGAAGTTCATCTGCCTCTTTCCAGTGATCGGGTTCAAAACCGTGATTATAGGGATCTTCAATTTCGAGACGCAATTTCTCGCCTCTCGCATGCATCATTTCCTTAAAAGTTTCGGTGCCTTCAGGAGTTGATGTTGCAACCTCAACCTGCTCCTTTGATGGCAAAGGATAAACAGGATGAGGTCTAAATGCCCAATCTTCCCACATCAATTATTAAGCAGGAGTTTCAGCATCTTCAGTTGGTTCTGCTTCTGGTTCTGAATCAGTTGGGAGTGCATCACCAAAGACTTCATCGACCAATTCCTGATCATTCATGTTGTTTTGATTGATCACAAACTCCTTGTATCCATCACCAATATTCATGCTTTCGAAGTCTGGTGCTTCGTAAGTTTCCGGCATCGGTCTGGGTGCCATATCTTTCTGAAAAAGCATCTTTTGCAATGTCATGTAAAACCCTCTTGCTCCAGCCCAGGTTTCAGAGAGTTGTTCGGCCTGAAGATTGAGCTGATCTGCTGACATGCAGGGATCAAGGATGACTCGCTCATCGACATATGCAGTCGATCCGGTTTCAGTGTTAGTTGCGGTCAAACCAAAAACTACACTGTGAACATCCTCGCAGGACGAATGACTGCTGCAATTAAGTTGGGGTTCCCAACGTGTGACTTTATATTCTATCATTGTTGTGACTTTCGTTTTTTAAACCTGATCATATTATTCCTATAACCAGGGGTTAAATTGTTTTTGATACAAACTTCGCTGACTCCCAGAGCATCGACAATTTCGCGATACTTCAATCCTCGACTCCGCAGGATCTCAATCTCCCAATTTATTTCAGGAGGCATTCTGTAACAGCCCTTGTGGTCTGGCAGAGGTTCAAGGATCTCATTGATTTGTGGCATTGATTCACCATCTCTCCACAGCAGGTAACGTATCGTCCGCAAGGGTGCTTGCTGCATCACATACCATTCGCCTAAAGCCACATTGTCACGTAATGCTGCGTGTATCAGAGATTCCTCCAGAAAACCTCCCTCGAAAGTTGCAACGCTTTTGATCGTGTGCGGATTTCCGCATTGAAGGTTTAAGATTCGTTCCTCTAAATTGCTTTCTGTAAAACCCAGCTTGTAATACGGCAATCCTTCGGTTTTCAGCAAATAGATCATTTCATTCTGGGCTGAGTCTTTCGCCAAACTGGATCTGGTGGTTCACCGAAAAACTGACCTGCAATCTCTTTGTATTTTATCGGGCAGGATTGCCCCCATAGATTCGGTCGATAGAGATCGGCATGCTTGACTCGCACAATGTGCTTGTCATCAACCTGCACTATTTTTCGGTTGCGATACTGCCAGTTAGTGACCACACCGGAGAGTTGATCACTTGCGAGAGATTCTGGTTTATATTGATTGGGAAAAAGATGTGCTTTGAGTTTTTCCTGACCTAGTAAAGTGACCTGTATTTTACGATGCTTGCCTCTGACATAATCTTCACCCTCGACAAGAAGTTCGTCTCGCAAACCCTTTACGGTCCTGCGATCAATGCCCAGATTCCTGCTTAATTCAGACTCGTCGATCATTTATCAGATCCTTGATTTTCGGTATTAACGTTTCAAGAGCTCCATCGTTTTGAATGACTGCATCGAATTTGTAATGGTCGAGTTCAGACTCACTGCAATGATCCGATCCATTTTTGTGCTCCAGATCCGGTCGAACCACCCTGACTACAATGCCTCCCAAATCCCGTATCATTTCTGCCTCGTTCGGAAACCGCACATCGGTGACAAAAGTGATTCCATCGCGTCGATCATGCTCCAGTTTTGCCCTTACTTTCTTTACCCAATAGTCCTCACAGGTCAGATTGCGTCGAAACTCAGTTCCCCACCATTGAAGGATCGGGCGAAATAATTCCTTGTTTGCCTTGAGATATCGCAACCCCACATTGGTAGCTTTTGCAACCTCCCGTCTGACTCCATCACCAAAGGCCAATCGCCAAACGGGAACATCAATGTGATTACATGCGATGTCATAAACGGAGTCCTTGCCAGAACCCATTTTGCCACTCAGGCCAATTAATAAATTAATTTCACTCATAATGGTGCAATACACCTATTTCGTCAATTTTGTTGTTGCGTTATCATGCAGGGTGGATTACACCTTTTAAACGTAGGACATTTAGCTATTGGTTTGTCGTTATTCATAGTCATAAGAGCAACACCCCTCCCTGAGAAATCAAGGAGGGGTTTTTGTTTACCTACAATCATCAATCGCCTTTAAGAGCGTTTCCTTGCGATCCCCATTTGGAACGTAGCAAAGAATGTCTCTTGCTGCTTTGATCAGTAGATCCTTTTTCGTTGGTTGATCGCATCGGAACAAGCAGTCCTTTTTGAACTCACAACTTAATGGTGTTGGACATTTACTCATGCTTGCATCCTTCGCTTTCGCATGTGATATGATCGCCTGTTTCCAGCATTGTATTCGTCACGCTTTGCAGCACGATATGCATTTGTTCGATTCCTTTTGCATTTTTTGCAATAGAGGCAATATCCATTATTCCATCTGGTTTTTGGTTCAGTGTAGAATTCGGTGAGTGGTTTTAATTCACCGCAATCTGGGCAAACTTTAGCTTTCAAGTTTGTTGATGATCTTTGCCACTTTGCCGTATGTCTTCCATAGATCGGGGAACGATTGCTTGAGAATCAAAAACTGCTCCCTGGTTCCTTCTTTTGCAGCAGTTCCGATTGCTATTGCAAATTTGCCTCCGTAGCGAATCATTGCCTCGATTGTTTCAGCGTCATGTTTTGTCATAAAATCATGAGCTTTATTTTCCAACCAGTGTAGCCCAATTGATCCAAACAAGATTCGATTGACATATGGTTTTTAGGGTTATCGACCATCTCCATTTGATCCGTTTTTGATGAGCAGTATCTCACAACAAGGTTTTTCCCCTGCCTCCCAACTGCTGCCCCCTCTACTAGGTAACTATGCAGAAAAGGATTTTCTAAACTCACCTTATCGAGAAGCGCAGACCACATTTTATTTATGTAGTCTATGGATACAAATTCCTCAACTTTTGGTCTGTTGTAATTGTTCTGGATCAGCTTACGCTTCTTACCATCCTTCCAACACTGAAACGCCAAACGGCATGCATTGTATTGCGCCAGACGCAGTGCAGGATTGCTTGCTGCCTTTCGGTAAGTCTGGTTGATGAAGTAGTTTCGCAGTGCTAGGATCGCGCTATCGGAATCAAGCCCTATACCCGTTGCAAACTGCTCATGAAACTGTATAGCCTTCCCACCGTCAGTAGACATCGCTTCTGCCAGAAAAGACGCATACACAGGAGTTCTGACGAGGTTTTTCACAGCACTACCCAACCTCACCCCTTCATCGAATAATTCCGAATGGTTTTTATAAACTTCAACAACTTCTTGAGAAGTTAGCTTGTCCTCACCTGTCAGTAGAAACCTGTAAAACGCAATTGCTGCTGCTACTGCGTTTGAGTTTTTGACCTTGCTCAACTGCAATACAGATCCGCTGGTGCGTTTCCTACCACAATCGATGGTCGCAAATGTGGAATCCTCTGATGGCAGGTTTCTCACTGTAACAATTTCCTGACTCGTTCCACTTCCAATCAAGGCATGCATTCTGTGCTGTCCATCGAGGAGTCTGCCTGTGTGATCAAGCTTCACACTCTCACCGTTCAGGGTCCATCTGCCCTGTTTCATGTCCTTGATATATCGCTCAACATCACGCTTGCTGAGTCTTCGGTTAATGGTGTTGCCCTTAAGTGCATTCTTTGCCATTTCAGGTGTCCAGAGTTCGATCTTTACTATTGGTTCTGTCATTTTATTCACTTTCTTCTATTCGTTCGGTTATTAGTTTATGTGTGCGGTTAAAAGCCTTGTTGGTCTTCAGCAGGTGTCTAGCCTCCTGTATCGGGTATGTGAGACTCCCTGAGTATCGGTTAAACATCCTTGCGATTTCGGTGTGACCTAAAGGGGTGTATCGATTCACTAGCTCCATTGCAGTCCATCTGGCGAGCGTGTGAGTTCGATGCCTGGAGTGTGCTTCAATGTCCTCAACTGTGATCCCGTATTCATCCGCACAGATCTCCTTAATTCTTTGCACGTAGGTTTTCATTCGGTCCTTTTGGTGGAATTTTTCTGTGAGCGGGAATCCGTTTCGGTATGTTCAGGTTCGGAAACTTCCCGATCCCCCTCCACCCCTTTCTGTGCAGAATCTGTGCAATCCTCAGTCACATCGTTGATTATCAGTGGCTTATGGTCGCTCTGCACAAGACCATCAGTCTGTTGCGGAGCTCCTGTGACGTTCTTCAGTGAATCAAGGTAGGCATCCATCTTCTGATGGAAGTCATTGTCGCTGGGCTCCTTGCGGTGCGTGATGGTGATGTTCTTGTCACCGTCGATCTCTCCCTTTCTTTGTGCGAGTATACCTATGTGAATGGATTTCCTATCAGGGTTAAGCCTCCCATTGATCAGATCATCTTCTAGCGAATCCATCATTCTAGTGATCAAATCTCCCATCTTTCTGCTGGTTGACTGCTTCCAGTTCGGTATGCGGTCCCTGATGTTCTCCTTGATGTTGACTACGCTCTGCCTACCTAAGCAGTTGCGTTGTGCCACAGCAGTGAGGCTGTAACCCTCGATTAAATCCTTGCACACCTGATTGTATGCTTTGTCGCTGAGTGTAGATCCTGCGCCTTTAAGCGGTGATTTGAACTCATACTCTTCTGTCTTTTCTAAAAGGTTCTTTTTAGATCCGACATCATCTGCGCTTTCTTCTCCTTTTGGGGCGAGGTTGGTGGTGCTCGTCGAGGTATTTTTGGAGTCTGATTGCTGCTTCTTCTGCGTCTTTTTCATTATCAAAGGTGTAGTTATCATCTGGCAGGGGTTTTAAGCGTCCTAATCTCGCTCCTGCTGGGTTTTCCATACCGTAGAGGGTAACATACACCCTGTAAGCAGAAGCACCCTTTAGGGATCGAACTATGGCTTTCGGTATCATAGCAGTTCATTGATCTTTTCCTTCAGCTTTTTCATCATTGCTGCCATCTCATCATACTTTGGCTTCGATCCCTGATCCCAACTGCTGGTCATAGCGCATTGCGACAGGTGCCTGTTGCGATAGGTCACCATCTCCTGCTTCAGCGTCTTCTGCTGGTCCTGCATGATCATCAGCTTCTGAGCGTCTGAGACTCCTTTGGATGGAGCTCCTGAGTTGCTTGCACTGCTACTCCAGGTGTCAGGATCATCATTGAAGCGTTCCTGATTGTAGAATGTCGCTGGATGGGGGATGAACTTCAGATCCTCGCCTTGAGTTGCTTTGGCGAATAGTTCCGTTTTGGACATCACATCATCGAATCCGTATTTGGTGATCTGTTTTTGAATGGCTTTCAGTGCTGTAGGCTTCGCTACCTTGCGAGGGTACGCCTGGTAAATTCTCTCAGCATTCGCATGAGATTGTCTCTCTCTGGTCCCTGAAGGGACTATAGGGATGTCTTTGTCTTTGGTATTTGTCTTATATATATATGATGGTAAAGAATCTTTACTATCTACTTTACTATCTACTTTACTATCTACTTTACTATCTACTTTACTATCTCGATCAAAACTGACTCCATCGAACATCAATTTCGGGTTCCTAAGTGAGTAGTTCTGCCTGATCTTTCCAGTCACAAACTGGCACTCAATGAGACCTGTAGATGATAGCTCATCCTTGAATTTTAAAAGGGTTGGTTTAGATATTCCCAACACACCACCAATCTCCAGAGATGAGATACCCAAAGTGTCAGGCCATCGGGCATCGTTCATCTTGTAGAGCAAGTAAAAATAGAGAGATGCTGCACCATTACTAAGTCCGAAATGCTTCTGGCATTGCCAGTATATTCCGATCAGGTCAAAAATATTAGTCTTCACTCCAGCCTCCTTGCCCTTAGTCGTGCGGTCTCCTTCGGATAACCTACCCAGCGTAATCCAGGAATGACTTGTTCTTCGCTTAGATAGACAGGAGGGGCGTTGAGGTAGGGTTCAAAATAGCCTCTCTCTCTGGCTGAGATGTCTGCTACCAATCGCTCGCCCATAAAGTCATACCAAACCAAACACGCTACCTGTTGACGTATCTGTGGATCCTTAATCTGCTCAATCCGCTCTTCTAGGATCTCCTGTGTGATCCCCTTCATCCAAATACGAGGTCTCATTTGCTCTTTAAGGTGAAGCGTTTCAGTGGCAGATGCATCATGAGATAAAAGTCATTCACATCATCGCGCCTTGATGATCCTGCGATGGCAATTTTACTGCGGATTGCATCTGTCATTTTGGGTTGAGTGATTCCGTATTTATCGTCCCACTCTTGCAGGTAGTAAAAGGGGATATCCAGGGCATCTGCGTATTTTTTGCATTCAACGTATTTTTGGACATCAAGAAAAACTGTATCGTATGCGTCATGCTCACAATGCCGTCTTTTATACTCAATTAGCGCATGCGGTTTCTTATCGACGTATGCGATCCAATCTGCGTGATATCGAATGTTGAGTTCCTCAATGTCCCAACCAAACATCTCCTCAACCACTTGTTGGGCTTGTCGCTGATTTTTTAAATCTTGCTGTGATTCGTAGAGCATAGAAAAAGCCCACAGGCTCATCGCTGAACCTGTGGATTGTTGGTTAACGGTTCAGATAATGCTGGTGGGGCCAATATTTCCTGTCCTCACACCATAAGCGGTAAAGCAGGTTGAAAATTTTCCAACCTCTCTCAATTTCCTCTTTGTCCCATATTTTTTCATAGATTCCACCTTCATGTTCGGGCCTGGTATCTATTGCGACAGATATGGGTTGAGGTTGACCGTCAATAGCATATGAGTATGCAGATAGCTGGACGATATACGCATCATACCATACGGGATTAGGGTTGCCTGTTTTGCCTCTTTTGACTTTGGAAGACTTCCAGTCTAGCACAGACAATCCGCATGATTGATGCTCCACAAGTGCATCGACTCGACCTGCAAATGCGATTCGCTCACCGATGTGCGTAACCGATCGTTCGCACCATCGAGTCCTTACAATGTGTTGCGTAACGTAGTCAGATATTCCAACACCATACACATCACCTGTTTCAGCATTTTCACCCTCAAGGATTCGTTCGGCCTTGCTGTGGATCAGCGTACCCAGATCCATTGGACCTCTGCCTTTCTCCTTGTTGGCATCAGCAATCGCCTTAATTTGATCTTTGCGATCGGTGTATTGACTCCTGATTTCATCAATCGTATCAAGCGCAGTTTCGATCAATTGATTCTGAATCCAAATGGACAGTCCTGGCTTGCTCATCACCTTCAGGATTGTCGAAGGAGATGGAAGTAAGTGCTGCTGTCTGGCTAATCGAATTCCTGCACCGTATGCAGGATCACCTTGAGCAGTGTAATAATGATCACCGTCACCGGATGAATTGCTATTGGTTTGCGGTATAGTAGCCATAATTAACCTCTGTCAAATGCTGGGATATCTTCTTCAGTGACCTTTGGTTCCGCTTCGACAATCTGTTTGATGTTTGGGTAAACGATGCCGGTAGTTGCCTTGTAGTGATCGAGTTTAATTTTCACCAATTTCCCCAAAATAAGGTGTTCAGTAAAATTTTCATTTTTTTGCAAAATTTTATCGTCGATCATGTCAATGAATGGTCTCAGTGATGAACCTGGCTTTAGTGTGTGGTTGAACGGTTTAGATTTAACCTGAATTTTCAACCCACTCTCACCTAGTTCATCAACCGCAAATACTATCTTTAATTTTTTTCTGTAACTTTTAGGTCCAGAATAACCGTCAATATCAGCATCTTTAATCTGCTTACCATTACCGTCCTCCCATTGTGAGTATTCGTATACATCAACTATTTTTGCGTTGTGCCATCCCTCTTTAGGGAGATCATGTCTGTCTGTTGTTGGGATCATTACCATATTTTTATTCTTTCTTTTTGTTTTCGTTTTTTTCTTTTTTCGCTACGACAAAGCTCGATTCACGAACTAGTCGAAAGTGGTCTTGTGCGCTAGTTGTCACCATCCAACTACAATTGTTTTTACGGTGTGCAACTGCGCTAATTTCATCTTCGTTTGAGTCTCGTTGAGATTGAGATAAAGCATCCTGGAGGTTCAGCTTTTCAACACGTTTGACCTCGTAATGGATCAGTAGATCTGGGCAGATAACATCAGGCGCAGATTCACCAGTGAAGTGATTTTTCCCAGAGTGTTGCGCCCCTCTAAAGGCGTGAAAACCTTCAGCAATCAGAACCTTGCTCCATTCAAGTTCACCTCGTTTGCCCTTATTTCTGCTGTTTATTTTTGGAGGCATAATCGAGCAGCATGTAGGGATCATCCTTAACCTTGTCGATGGCATAGGTCAGGAGTAAGCGTGATGTCTCACTCAGTGAGTGAAGTATGCGACCGGAAACTCTTTCGAGATCTCGCCTTTGTGGTGCAGTCATTCGAACTGCTGTGTAATGTTCTTTTTTCATAGTTGTTATGGGTGCCATACACCTTATGGATGCAATACACCCTTTTTAAAAAAAACAGCATGTCCTTCAGGGGATCATGCCTTTGTTTTAAATATTGTGATCTTTAATTTCGGAAAGTATGTCCTTTAAGACTGACAAACATTTATGGTTCGGCTGAACGTTTTTTTCCGCAACCGTAGTAAGTGCGTG